AGCTATTGCTCCACTAATACTTGCAGTAAACCCTAACATACTTTCGTATCCATTATAGGTAACTCCGCTAATTGACATTGTAGTATTTTCCAAAGTATACATATTCTGCATACTCATTGTAAATTGAGATGAAGCAGTTGGTTGTGTTCTAACGGTATATGAATTACTTTCTGATATATAGTATGCTAACATTATATAGTATTTATCTTGTTCTTATCTAATAATAACACTACATTTGTTAGAAATAGTTAGACATAAAAAAAGGGAACTCTATTGAGTCCCCTTTAATATTTTTATGCTATACTGAATTAGCTTCCGTAAACTACTGTGTAGTTTGAAGTTAAACCACCCAATGCATTTGTTGTTGAGCTGCCTGATAAGAATGCTGCTGGCAATAGTTCCATACCAGTGAACGTTGCTGAATAACCATAAAGGTCACCCAATGCTGCTCCTGTTTGAATTGTACCTGCAGTTAAATCTGCACCTAACTGTTGTCCAACTAATAATGCATCTCCGTTGTTTGTCCATACGATGATTTGAGGTCTACCATATGCCATTAACTTCAATTGAGTTGTCATTTCGTTAGTCAATTTCTTCAAGTTAAGAGTTAACTCTTGTGAGAAGAAAGTTGTACCATTTTCACGAGATGTATTTACTGTTTCAGTATATGCACTTGTCCCTTTAAGACTATAGAAATAAAGGGTTGAGCCGGATGGAACTGCTGTTAGTTCTCCGCTTCCGTTTTTAGTGAAAGAGCCAGTTACATAGTTAATAAAGTATACCCCTTGGATACCACCAATTGATTCTTTACAAACTTCCTGTCTTCCAGCTGATAAATTACAAGCCATATCTTTAAGTTTTTAATTTGTTAGTAAATAAAGGGGTGAGTATTTCCCACCCCCATATTAATTATTTGTTATGCGTATGCTCCTAAGTAAACGATATCTTGACCAATACCGAATTGAGTTCCGGCAGTGTATCTCATAACGATACGATAGTTTTGTGAGCCGTCAATATTAGCCATGTCTAAGACCTTAACTTCATTGTAGTCAGAAAGTAAACCTGTTCCGAAGAATAAGTTTGATTTTTGAGCTGCAACGATTTTGTTGTCACCTAAACCTGGACATAATACCAATTCAATACCTTGGAAGTTGTAAGGCTTCTCACCGATATTCATTTGATTGTTAAATCCATTAGCACCTAAACCAGAAGCGCCATTACCTGACATTGCAGTTTGGTATGCTTTTGCTACTTTTGTACCAACATATATTAATAAGTCTGGCTTACCATATACAGTTGTTGGGATTGTTTGAACTACTGAATCTAAGATAGATACTACGTTAGCTGAAGTTACAACTGCGTTAGAACCTGAAAGAATAGTAGATGAACCACCTGTGCTTCTTGCTGGTAATACTGATGTTGCATTACCAATTGCAACTGATGCTGATAATGCTGTTTGGAAACCAATGAATGAACCATTAGTTGCCGTTCCTTGCCATATAGCTGTTTCAGTAGCTTCTGCTACTTGTCCACCTACATAAGATACCAAGAAATCATTGAAAGATTTAGGAATCTCATCAAATGCTGAGAAGCCTAATTGCATTGCCTCCCAAGATGCTACAAATTCTTGCTTACATAAAAGTAAGTTAACTTGTAATTCTTTTGGAGTTAATACTTGTTCAGTAATAGCAACGCTACCTGAAGTTGTGAAGTCGCAAGAAGCATCTTGTACGATACCACTCACAGCTAATTTTTGAATTACACTTTTGTACTTAACGTTTGGCATAATGGTAACATATTTGTTATCCAATGTTGCTGCCGATAACAACGCTGCTGCGATATAGCCTGAAGCTGCCTCACCTGCGTAGGTTGTACTTGTTACAGTAGGAAGTGCGAAATTTTGTTTAAGTTTCATTTTCTTTTCCTTTTTTGAAATTGATTAATTAATTAGTTATATAATTTAGATAGGAAAGATGATTGTGAATCTTTACCTACTACTCTATTCTTTTTTGTTGAAGAGAACTTTAATGGGCCTGCTTCGATTGGAGCACCATCTAATTTAGGTAACTCTTCTTCTTCTTCATCCGGCTCTGCACTCATTTTGATTCCTTCTTCTTCTTGTACTACTTGAGATGCTACTGGAGGAAACATTGTTTCTTCAAATTTAGCCATCTTAGTTTCCATTTCTTGGATTCTATATTGTAAATCCGCCATTCTTTTTCCCATTTCGGTTTCAGTTGGCATTTCATCTTCTGGTATTGCTTCTGCAGTATCAGTTTCTTCAGCCATCTTCATTGTGCCTGATTCTACTGAACCTTCTGCGGTAGGTACTTCGTTTACTTTATCAGCTGCGCCTGCTTGAGGAATATCTTCAACAGGAACATCTTCTAATTCAACGTTTTCTCTTTCAACGATTTTACCGTCTTTAGTGATTACTTTGATTATTACTTCTTTACCTTCTGAATCTCTTAATGCGATTTCGTGCTCACCATCTGGTGCTGGAGTTTTAGTACCATCTTCTGATACTACTTCAACATCTTCGCCTACATCAAATGTAGGAGATTGTAAAATTGTTCCATCTGCTGTTCTTGCATCAGTAAAAAGAACTTCATCTGATGATAAAAGACTAAAAATCTTATTTAATACGTTTTTTGCATTCATATCTAATTGTTTATATTGTTAATAACATTGGTTGTTTAAATTATAGTTATTTTTTTTATAATGTCGTTAATGTTGCTGATGCAGTAAATGAGTGATAAGTGTATCCATCACTATATGTAATAGTTCCTCCAGTCGCTTTACTTCCACTTCCATAGTATCTTATTTTAACGATACCACTTCCCCCTTCTCCACCTACGCCTGAACCAAATTGAGAACCGCCACCACCACCACCTCCGGTGTTTTTAGAACCTGTTGCTGCTAATCCGGTATTAAATCCACCTGTTCCACCTCCGCCAAGTCCACCAACACCTGCTAATTCAACAAAGGTAAATGTACCTCCGCCGCCTCCGCCAGAATAATAATTTCCATCATACCAAAGTGAACCAGTTCCTCCATCTCCTCCTTTACCACTTCTGTCAGCACCTACTCCAGTACAAAATGGTAAACTACCTGTTGTTGTTGAACCATCACCACCTTGTTTATATATTGCAGTTGAACCAGTTCCACATGTAATTGTTTGTGGAGAACTTCCAGGTGATTGTGGATATCCAACATTGTTTCCTATAGCTCCTCCTGCGTAATCTCCTGCGAAAGAAGATGTACCACCATCTGGAGCTACGTTTGTTCCACCTACTCCAACACTTACAGAATATGTAGCAGCAAAAGCTATAGATGTATGTGATGAATTAAATCCACCTGCTCCTCCACCATATCCACAATAATCAGTTTGGTTTGATGTTTCACCTATTGCACCACCTCCTACTAAAAGATAATCAACATCTAATCCTTGTGAACCAATAAATCCAATTGATGAAAATTTCATTAAATTAGGTTTTTAATTATTGTAGAGAAGATTGATGATGTATTAAATGTTAAGAATGAAACTATATCAACTGCTCCGGTTACTGCTGATGCAGATGCTATATTAGATGCAGGGAAATCAAAGTATGTTGGGAATGAAATAGTACCAACTGATGCGGTAGCTTGATTCAATCTTAAATTTATTGTTTGTCCTGGTTTAATATTACTTGCTTCTAATCTTATATTTTGACTTGCTGATAATTGTAAAGTAAAGAAGTTACCTTTTGATAAATCCATACTTGCAGTATATGCTGAAACATTTAATGCTACTACATTACCATATACACTACCTGTTATAGTTTGTGAACCTGTAAATGAATTACTCCCTGTTGTTGCGTATGAGCCAGTATTACTATTGATTGAATTAATAGTAGTATTGATTGATTGAGTATAATCGTTAAATGAAGATGTATTTAACTTTGTAGCAATTGAGTTTATTAAACTTGCAGTTGCTGCTCCTAATTGTGCATCAGTTGCGTATGTTGCATCTAATGAAGATGAGAATGCTACTAAATTAGATATTGTAATATCAATTGATGCAGTATATGCATTTATAGATGCAGTATATGCATTGAATGCAGTTTTGGTATTAAACGTAGCAGCTGCTGATGCACTATAAGTAGTAAAATCAACTGCTTGTGATTGTGTGTATGAATTAAAAGAAGATGTATTTAATTTAGTTCCATCTTGCAATACATTAATATCAGCAATCAATCCACCCACATTAGCAACAAAACTTGCTGAAATAAATCCACCAAAGTTTAATCTTGTCGAATATTGAGGTGAACCATTTTGAAAACGTATTTCATTTATCGAACCTGTAAAGGTTGATAATTGTGCAGTCTGCGATTGTAATCCACTAATTGATGTATTAAATGAAGATGTTGATGCGTTGTACCCACTATTGATTGTTAATTGAGATGCTGTAAAAGCATTTAGATTAGTAAATTGTGGTTGCTGTGATGAAGTATC